TTTATTAGGCGCAGCTTTTCTTGCGTATTTTAAAGATACTAGAGCTGGATTATGGTGTTATGCCAAGTTAGATCAGTTCCTCGATTATCTTGTAGAGAGATGGGGACTAACTTGGTTCGAACAACCAACAGATGCGTGGAGAAAAAAGTATCCGCACGTCACAAAGAAAATAGACGAACTCGAGAATAGAATAAAGGAGTTGGAAGATGAATTGGTTAAAAAGTAGATTTGCGCAAGGTAACTCATATGAAGGCGCTGCACTCGTAGCAGCAGGTGTAGTCATGCTTATCGCACCACTTAACTTGGTAGCATACGCAATGGTAGCTTACGGAGCAATTAAAATTATTAAGGATTAAATTATGAAAACAATGAGAGAAAAATTGATTAAAGCTTTTGTTAGTCACGCACAAGGGCATATTGATAAACATGTGGCAAACGTAGAGGTGTATCTCGCCAATCCAGCAGGTATTGGCGAGCATTCTGATATTATGGAAGCAATTGAAATTGAAATGAAACAGATTGCTGAATATGATGATCATTTAGAAATGATGAAAAAATATATGATTAGAAATGATGAAAAACCATTATATTTTTCATAAATCCCTCAAAATAGTGGTTTACAAAAACTGCTTTTTAATATATAATACTATCATATAAATCAAATTAATCAGGAGAGTACGAATGGCAACAGCACATGTTGACACGAGACAGTTTTTGTCTCAGACCAAATTTTACGAAGGTTACTCTCGTTTCATAGATGAAGAAAATAGATACGAGTCTTGGGACGAGGCTGTCGATAGAGTTATCGGCATGCATGCAGAAAACTATAAAGATAAACATAATGAGCTGGAGCCGTATTTAGACGAAGCACGTCAAGCTTATAAAGAACAGCGAGTACTTGCTGCTCAGAGATCTCTACAATTTGGTGGAGAGCAACTACTGAAACACCAGATGCGTATGTACAACTGTACTTCATCGTATGCCGATAGACCAGAATTCTTTGGTGAAGTATTCTATATTCTCCTTTGTGGAGCTGGTGCTGGTTTCTCTGTGCAGAAACACCATATCGCTAAATTGCCAAAGATTGCCAATCGTACTAAACAAGCCAAAGGTTATGTAGTTGAAGACTCAATCGAAGGTTGGGCTTCTGCTCTTGACGTTCTGATGTCATCTTACTTTGTCGGTGGTGGTAAACATCCAGACTTTGAAGGACGTCGTGTATTCTTTGATCTATCACAGATTCGTCCAAAGGGTGCTAAGATCTCTGGTGGATTTAAAGCTCCTGGACCAGAAGGTCTTCGTCGTTCTCTTGACAAAGTTGAGCACATGCTTCAGTCTATTGTCATGGATTCAAAGGCACCAGTCAGTCTCAAACCGATTAACGTGTATGATATTACCATGCATGCGGCTGATGCTGTTCTTTCTGGTGGTGTTCGCCGTTCAGCTACAATTTGTTTGTTCTCTCCTGATGATGAAGAAATGATGACCGCTAAGACTGGTAACTGGTTTGTCGATAATCCACAACGTGGTCGTTCAAATAACTCAGCTGTCATCGTACGTGATCAAGCTGATAAAGAACAATTTGCTAAGTTGATGGAATCTGTTAAGTCATTTGGTGAACCAGGATTTGTCTTTGTTGAGTCTACAGAGCACACCACGAACCCTTGTGTTGAAATTGGTATGTACCCACAGATCGATGGTGAATCTGGCTGGCAGGGTTGTAACCTGACTGAGATCAATGGTGGTATGTGTAAGACAGAAGAAGACTTCTATAAAGCTTGTCGTGCTGGTGCCATCCTTGGTACTATTCAGGCTGGCTACACAGATTTCAAATTCTTATCACCAACGTCAAAGAAGATTTTTGACCGCGAAGCACTCCTTGGTGTTTCTATTACAGGATGGATGAATCAACCGGATATTCTATTCAATCCAAAAGTTCTAGAAAAAGGAGCCAAGATTGTCAAAGAAGTTAACAAAGAAATCGCATCTATTCTCGGCATTAATCCTGCTGCTCGGACTACTTGTGTTAAACCTAGTGGCAATGCCTCAGTCCTATTGCAAACCGCTAGTGGGATCCATGCTGAACACTCAGACATGTACATTAGAAACGTTCAAATGAATAAAGAGTCTGAGATCACTCAGGCAATTATTCGTTCGAATCCTTACATGGTTGAAGAATCAGTATGGTCTTCAAGTGGTACAGACGTTGTGGTATCGTTCCCAATTATTCCACATAAAGGTTCTATTCTCAAAGATGAACTCCTTGGTGTAACACACCTTGAAAAGGTCAAACTGGCTCAGAAACACTGGGTTGTAGCTGGTACAAACGAAGATCTCTGTGCAGATAAAGGTATCCGCCATAACGTATCAAATACTATTATTGTTGATGACTGGGATCAAGTAGAAGACTACGTATTTAAGAATCGTAATTCTTTTGCTGGTATTTCATTCTTGTCAATGAGTGGTGATAAAGACTACAATCAGGCTCCAAATACTGCTGTGATTGATTCAAAGAGAATGGTAAAACTATATGGTGACGCTGCTGTCTTTGCTTCTGGTCTTGTCGTTGATGCTCTCAAAGTCTATAATAATCTTTGGGACGCATGTTCAACTGCTCAGGGTTATGGTATTGATATTTCTCTTGAGTCTGCTGATAACTCAGCACGTGCTGACTGGAATCGTAGATTCAAAAACTTTGCAGATAATTATCTGAAAGGTGATGTAAAGAAAGCAGAACATTGCCTGAAGGATGCTTACCTTCTACATAAGTGGAATAAGATTCAAGCAAACCTTAAACCAATTGATTGGGAAGATGGTTTGACCGAAAAGAAATATACCGATGTAGATACTTTAGGTGCAGCTGCATGTGCCGGAGGAAGTTGTGAGATCGACTTCTGAGGAGAAGCCAATGAACGAATATCAAATCGAGTGTCATGCTTGTGACGACGAAATGGTAGTAATATGTGGTTCAGATATTCCGGCCTTCTGTCCACTCTGTGGAGAGGAAGATCTAGTAATCACTAAACGTGAAGTTGCCTTTGAAGATTGGGTTGAAGACGAGTAATATATACTCGTATGTGGTATTACAACAACGAAGAATTTACCGAAACACCAGAACAATATCAGGGGTTTGTGTATGAAATTACCGAATTGCGAACTGGGAAGAAATATATTGGAAAGAAAAATTTCTGGCGCCCAAAAATTCTTCCTAAAAATAGCAAGAGATCTCGACGAGTTAAAACAAAAGTTGAATCTGACTGGAGATCCTACTATGGATCAAACGTCGAATTACAGAGACTCGTCGAAGAATCAGGCTCAGACGGATATAAAAGAGTAATTCTTCGTCTTTGTAAGTCAAAAGGAGAGATGTCTTATTACGAAGCAAAGCTTCAGTTTCAATATGATGTCCTCTTGTCTGACGAATATTACAATGAATTTATTGGATGTAAGATACATTCCAAGCATCTGAAAGTATAAATAAAATTATGGTGAGAAAATGTTAGTATATGAAGTGCTTGAAAAAGCAAGAAAAGCTAGATCAAAAGAGCAGAAAATTCAAATCCTCAAGGACAATGAAACCTGGGCTCTTAAAGATATTTTACGTGGCACATTTGACATGTCGCTAGAATGGAATCTACCAGCTGGAGAACCTCCATATAAACCAGCCAAAGAAGACGCACCGTCTAATCTTCTCAAAGAACATAAGAATTTTGTATACTTCGTGAAAGGGTTTCGCGAGTCTAATAGACTGCACCCTGCTAAACGCGAAAGTATCTTCATCGGTTTGATAGAGGGTATTCATCCATTGGATGCTAAACTCGTTATTGGTATGATAAACAAAACTAAACCCGAAGGCATTAGCCGACCAGTAGTAGAGGAGGCATTTCCTGGATTGCTGAAAGACTAATGTCATAACCTTAACCGGAGACAATAAATGCCTGCAATTCAACTCGAAAGACTTAAAAACGACATTTCTGAATTAGAAAGTTATATCAACAAACTAACAAAGAAAGGTCATATTGATCGAGTTACAAAACTTCTTGAAAAGAAGATATTTTTAGAAGAAAGGTTAGCAGCTGTAATTTAATTGTTTACATTACCTCTGTTCTGTGATATAATATACTATATCATCGAACAGGGGTTTTTTGTTATGAATATATTTGTACTTGATAATGATCCAATCGTTTCTGCTATGTGGCAGTGCGACAAGCACGTGCCTAAGATGATTGTTGAATCTGCACAAATGTTGTCTACCGCACATCGAATGCTTGACGGTACTATGGAAATGCGACCATCTAAATCTGGTAAACGGATGGTTAAATACTACAAGCTTAATGACAAACGTGAAGATCTGTTTTACAAAGCTGTTCATCATAGTCATCCGTGTACAGTATGGACAATGGAGTCTGCAGAAAACTATGAGTGGCATTGGCAGCACTTTTGGGCGCTTTGTAAAGAATATACATACAGATATGGTAAAGTCCATAAAACAGATAGTGAGTTGAAAGAGGCTCTGGAAAAACCACCGTATAATATTCCGGATGTTCCTCAGACACCTTTTAAACTTGCAATGAAATCAAATCCAGAATGTATTGCTCTTGGCGATCCAGTAAAAGCTTATCAAGCATTCTATCAAACGAAACAACATCGCTTCAATATGGTATGGACGAAGCGTGAAACACCGGAGTGGTTTAATTATGTATAAAGATGCTGGCATTAATGCTTTAATAGATCGTATTATGATTTTACAAGAAGAGATCGCGTTGATTAAATCTCGTATTCAACCGCATGATACTGGTCACTTACATACTACTGTTCACGTATTAACTGAACGTCTTGCAGAACTGAGAGAGGACATCAATGCCCGTTTACACTCTTCGAGATCTTAAAACAAATAAACAATGGGATGTCAATTGTAGCTTTGAAGAGCTCGAAAATATCCTGAATGAAATGCCAGACACTGAACGTGTATGGAAACCAAATGCTTTTATTACGCAGGCCGGTAGTACTATGAGTAGGACAGACACTGACTTTCGTAGCCACTTAAAAGCAATTAAAAAGAAATACCCTGGAAATACTATTAACGATTAGGAATCGATATGTCAGCAGCGAAAGTTAAGTTCGAAGATCTATGTGAATTTGATCCTATTACTGTTAACCAAGAAAAAACTTTCAAACTTTGGGATGAAGGTGAGAATCTTATGTTAATGGGATCTGCTGGCACTGGCAAAACTTTCATTGCTTTATATCTTGCGCTTGAAGCAATGTTGACAAAAGAAACTGCTTATGATAAGATTATAATCGTACGGTCTGTTGTACCGGTACGTGAATTAGGTTATCTTCCAGGAAAAATAGAAGAAAAAACTGCTGCATTTGAATCACCGTACAAAGCGATATGTGAAGAACTCTTCGAAGATAAAGCAGCATATAATAAAATGACAACAGCACACCAGATTCAATTTGAGACCACATCTTTTATTCGCGGTAGAACTTTTGATAGAGCTATCATTATTGTCGACGAAATGCAGAATCTGAACTTCCATGAACTTGATTCAGTCATGACACGTGTTGGTGAAAACTGCCGTATTATGTTTGCGGGCGATTACCTTCAATCGGATTTTAAACATGAAGGCGAACGCGATGGTTTAATGAAGTTCCTCAATATTATCGAGAGGATGAAAAACTTTTCTGTCGTACAATTTGGATGGGACGATATCGTAAGATCTGGTATAGTCAGAGACTATATCATGACAAAGGAGATGATAGGACTAAGATGAAACGTTTATTTTTGGCTGCACTGTTTTCAGTACTGGCCACTCAAGCATCAGCTGAAACACTGTATGGAAAGCCAGTAGTGTGTTATCCAGACACTAAAGCAATTGTTAAGATGTCAAAAGATAATAACGCAGAGCCAATGATGGCATTTAGTGGTTTTGCATGGGAAGAAAATGGTGAGGCTAAAGCTGTCAACATATACGTTATAACAAACATAGACACCGGATCTTATGTTGTAGTTGAACAGGTAAATAGTGCATTTTTTTGTGTACTTTCGGCCGGAAATGTGATATTATTAGATCAAGATGTAATGAAAGAATTATTAAATTGGAATACTTCAGAAATAAGATTGGATTGATATGAGGTTTATACATGAAAAGATTGATATGGGTTATGAAAACTTGGATCGCAC